AGTAGGAGTTCCTCATGTCAACTTTAGGCACGGGTGCCGTCACCCTCGCGGACTGGGCGAAAAACCGGTCTCCTGATGGAAAGATCGCCAAGGTCGTCGAGCTTTTGGCGCAAACCAATCCGATCAACGATGATATGTTGTGGGTGGAAGCCAACAACACGACGTCGCACACCACAACGGTGCGCACCGGACTCGATTCTGTGTCGTGGCGGTTATTCAATTCTGGCACCACGGTCAGCAAATCAACCGAAGCGCAGATCGTTGAAGGCGTCGGCATGCTCGATGCGTGGTCGGAATGCGATGTCGCGCTCGCCAATCTCGGCGGAAACCCAAGCGAGTTTCGTGCATCGCGCGCAAAGGCCAAGCTTCAGGCGATGAATCAAGAAGTCGCCGGAACTATTTTCTATGGCAACGCCGGCACGGCACCGGAAGAATTCAACGGACTAGCAACGCGCTACAGCGCGCTCGGTCAGAACTGCATCTCCGGCGGCGGATCGGGTTCCGACAACTCATCGATTTGGCTCGTCGGTTGGGGCGAGGAAACCGTTCACGGTCTGTATCCGAAAGGCTCGACCGCCGGTCTGCAACACAAAGACTACGGCGAGGTCACGGTCGAAACGACAAACGGTGTCGGCGGTGCTCGCATTCGCATGTATCAGGAGCAGTTTTTGTGGCACTGCGGACTCGCCGTCAAGGATTGGCGCTACGCGGTACGCGGTTGCAACATCGACATCTCGGCGCTCACGACCGAATCGAGCGCGGCGAACCTGACGAAGCTCATGATCAAGATGCTTCACCGCCTGCCGACGACCACTGGCGCCATGACGGAATACGGATATGTCGGCGTCAAGCCGGCGTTCTACGTGAACCGCACGGTCGCTGAGATGCTCGACATCCAGCGCTACAACGCCTACACGGGCGTGACCGGAGCCAACGGCGCAGGCGTCACGGAAATGCTTATCGACGGCAAACTGACGATGGCGTTCCGCGGCATTCCCATTCGTGTCTGCGATCAGCTTACCGAAGCTGAAGCTACGGTTTCGTAAAGGAGAACCCCATGTTACTCGACTCTCAATTGTTGTTCTCCGATGCGCAGGCCGTTACCGCCGATGCGGTCGGCACGAACGTTGTCTCGCTGTCCGTCGCGCGTTCGATCGGCACGGGCGAACCGATGGCGGTTCTCTTCACGGTCGATGTCGCCGCCGATCAAACGACCGGCGATGAGGACTATACGTTCGACGTGGAATACGCGACGAATGCCGCGCAGACCACGGGACGTCAACTCATCGGCCGCCGTGTGTACGAATCCGGCACCCCAACGGCTCCAGCGCAAGACGCCGACTTGCTGGTAGCCGGCTACGCGTTCGCCATTCCGATTCCGCCCGTGAAGGCATCGGAAGACGAAATCTTCATCGGCATCCGCTACGACGTCACCGGCACGACACCGACGATCACGATGACGGCCGCATTGGTTCCGCTGTCGTGTGTCGATCTCGGCGCGATTCAGTACGCCGATGGCTTCACCGTCTCGTAGTCCCTTGGGGCCGGGTTAGGCCCCGTTTTTTGGAGACTCTATGCAAGTTCAAGCGGCAAACGTTCAGGTCATGACCGAGCGTCCGGCTAGTGGCACAGATGTGCTGGTGCGAGCCGTGGCCAACGGCAACACCAGCATGGACGGCAAGCCGCTCGCCGGATTCTTCACGCGTCGTCGATATCAAGGCGACACGTTCTTCATTCAAAAGCCTGAAGAATTTTCGGCGAAGTGGATGGAGTTCGCAGAGGATCCGCCGACGTCATGGCTTGCCACGATCAAGCGCCGTTATCCGGAGTTCGATCAAGTAAAGGTAGAACGCGAACGCTTCGAAGCCAACGATCCGCGAACGATGGCGGACGTTGGCAATATCGCCAAGATCCAGTCCGGTGACTTCGATTACAGCAACGGCGGTCCGCGTAAGCGTGTCCGCACGCGACAAAAACTTAACCTGGAAGGCTGATGGCTACCGTTGCCGCCGCCGTTACGCGCATTCAAACGTTTCTCGATGACGCTCACGTCATTGTATGGACGCCGTTGACGACCACGAATGCTGATGGCGGCGCCATTGAGATGCCTGGATCAGCAGATCGTACGATTCAATTCGTCGGTACGTTTGGTGCCGGCGGTACGATCATTTTACAAGGCTCTAATCTGCCGTCACCCACGGCTGGAACAGATACGGATTGGTTCACGCTCACCGATCCACAGGGCAATGCGATCAGCAAGACAGCGGCGGCCGGCGAGGCTGTACTTGAGTTGACGCGCTGGATTCGTCCTAAGGTCACGGGTGGCGATGGTACGACTTCGCTGTCTGGGTATCTCTTGGTGAAACGCAAATGAGCGCCGCCGAACTGTTGAATGAAGTCGGAAAGCTGGCCTCATTTTTGAGCCTGTTCGAACGCGCCAAAAAGGTTTTGGAAACCGCGGCGCAGTACGAAGGGCAAGAGGCGTCGCTACAGCAGCAGGTCAAGGCCGCTCAGTTAGCGGTAGTTGACGCTGTCGGTGTGCGCGACAACGCCAATGCGGAAGCCGATGCGGCGATCGCAAGGCGCGATGCGGTTGCCGCTGAGATCAAACAGTCTCTCGATGCCGCAAGCACAGCGAATGCTGAAGCCGTGCGCACAGCGCGGAGCGAAGTCGATGCGGCGCGAAAAGAAGCGGAATCCATCCAGGCAACCGCAGCGGCGGCTGTCAAAGCACTCGCGGCGCAGTCCGACGCACTGAGAGCGGAAATCGAGACGGAGACCAAGCGGCTCGCAGAACTTCAAGCTCAGGTTTTAGCGCTTCGTCAGGACGCACGCCAGCGCTTTGCCTGAACAATAGAAACGTGCTTGCAACTATGTGCGGCCCCGGTTCGCGATTGTATTTGCCAGCGAATGCTGGGTCTTACTCGACAGCGTTTCCGCTTACTGAAGATCCAATCAGCGAGGGCGGCAACTGGGAGATTCCTCCAGGGCCATGGAAGCCATGCCGTACGGCGAATGGCGTCGCTGATTCACCCGACTCCCTTGGATATTTTGATGGCTGCGCTCGTCTAGCGTCATGGTCAGGCGGTAACGACTACAAGATTTCCGCGCATCTCTATCAAGGCGCGTCGTCATTCGACATTACACCGGAAGTTGAGCTTCAAGGGCGCGCGACCTACACGGATAACAGCAATCCGGCGACGAATACGATTTTTCTCTACGAGATCGACTGCTTGTTCGGCGGCTTCGTATCGATCGTGCGTTGGCATGGCGTGAACGGTGCTGCGAATGTCACCGGATTACTTCAATGCGACAACACTCCGGGCGGATTCAATGACGGGGAGTTGATCGAGGCATCATTCACGGGATTTCCGCCGACGATTACGGTTTGGACTCGCGGAGTGCAGCGCGGTCAATATACCGAACAGCAAGGCGTGAATGGGTTCGATGCCACTGCATTTGCTGTACTTGCAGGTGGGAAACCTGGCTTTGGATTTGACGAGCAGAACTCTGCGAATCGCGGCCTCTTTGGTTGGAATGACTGGTCTTGCGTGCCGATATGAAAGAGCACATCCGAATTTCACGCGCTCATCAGGACGCGCTCGCTGCCGCCACCGACAAGCAAAAGAAGCTCAAGGAGCTAGGAGACGAACTCGGATTTGATGAAACCACTTGCGATCCGCATCCAATTTATCCGTTCATTTTGATCGCCGAACGCAAGCCGAAGAAGCCGAAAAATGGCGTCTAGTGATTTCAACTTTACTGAGAATCCGCTTTCGGAGAGTTCAGTCTGGTCAACTCCAGCGAACGGCTGGGGCAATATCAAGACTGATGGTAGTGCTGCGCTCGCTGCCTCCGCAAATACTGATTCGTGTGAAGTTCGCGGCTCAACAGGCGCGACAATATCTGAGATCGTGGTCAAGGTCGCGACAGATGCCGACGCCGGTCCTTCTCTAGTTGATGATAGCGGAAACGGATATGTCGTAAGTTTTTATGATGGCAGCGCTCACTGTCTGCGCGCCGATGCGGGTCCGAACTACGGAGCCAATTATACAGGCGATGCAGTCACTATCGCTATTGGCGATACCATCAGACTTACGCGAGGCGTTAGCACGCTCACAGTGCATGTCAACACAGTCCTAAAGCTAACGACATCTTCGGACACGACTTATGCAGCGAATCTCAAGTCAGGTGTTTTCGGATACTCGCCGAATACATCGCATGATAGCTGGAACGATGGTGGCGGCGGCGGCGGCGGCGATCCAGAAGGAAGACTGCTCGGCGGTAAATTAGTGAATGGCGGATTACTGATGGGGGGCGTGCTTTGAGTTACCCAGTTTTTTACGTCCCCAGCGGCGATGTATTGCCGATCTTTTTCGATTCGTTCGACGGCGGTACCGGCGCAAGTTCGGCGATGACAGGACTTGCCGTCACCGATATTGAAATCTATAAAGACGGCAGTACGACACAGCGCTCATCGGATGCTGGATACACGCTGCTTGATACGGACGGACTCGACTTCGATGGCATCACCGGTATAAACGGATTCTCAATTGATACCGGCGACAATACCGACGCCGGATTCTATACCGTCGGCGCGTGGTTCACTGTCGTCGTGTCGTCAGTAACAGTTGACGCGCAAACAGTCAATTTCATTGCGGCTCAATTTAGGTTGATGCCAGCGGAAAGCGTCGCCGCAAAACCGAAGGTGGATGTTGATGTGTGGCTAGGAACTGCCGCCGCTACTCCTACCGTTGCCGGGGTGCCGGAGGTCGATGTTACGCATTGGTTGGGGACAGCGGCTGCTACTCCTACAGTGGCGGGCGTTCCGGAAGTCGACGTAACCCATGCCTTAGGCACTGCATGGGGCTCGGGCGCTATTACGGCCGCATCGATTGCCTCTGATGCAATTACGGCGGAGAAATTGGCATCTGATGTCGGTCCCGAAATTATGGCGTCGACGCCAACCGGCAACGGGCCATTCCCAGGTTTGGGCATCATCGATATCGGTACTGCGCAATCCGTCACGGCGACGACGATCGTACTGCGGGCCGCAGTGTCAATTAGTGACAACGTTCTCATCGGCGCGACAGTATGGGTGTACTCGAGCACCAATGGAGTACAGGGTCGGCGGCTTATCACAGATTGGGATAGCGCAACCGATACAGCAACGGTAGACGCCTGGGACCAAACGCCGAGCGGCACCATTCTGTATGTCGTCTTTCCCACTGCGCCGTCTACCGGTGGCGCTGGCCTCGATGCGGCTGGTATTCGCGCTGCGGTGGGATTGGCTTCAGCAAATCTCGACACGCAATTGGCTGATTTGCCGACGAATGCCGAACTGTCTGCAGCACTGGGAACAGCGGATGATGCCGTGCTTGCGGTTCTTGGCACTCCAGCCGGCGCGTCTATGAGCGCAGATATTGCAGCAGTGAAATCTGATTCTGCTGCGGTTAAAACCAAGACCGATCAGTTTGTGTTTACTACCGCGAACCAAGTCGATGCGCGCGTACTCACCAACTCCGACAAAACCGGTTACACGCTGACGGCTGACTTCCGCATCAAGAAAAACACGGCGCTATCGGCGTTCACGTTTTTGATGGTGGATACCTCCGATGTTCCGGCTACTGGACTAACGATCACGGCGCAGCGCTCACTTGACGGCGGCGCGCTGGCGTCTATGGCGAATTCCGCTGTCGAGATCAGTAATGGTCTCTACAAGATCGATTTGGCGGCGGCGGACACCAACGCCGACATCGTGTGCTATCGATTCACGGCAACCGGCGCTAAGGATCGAATCATTATGTTCCCGACGCAAACCGAATGATCGATTTCACATCACAAAGCGTTCACGCGATTCGTCCGATATGGTCATGGACATCGGAATATGGCGGCGATCCACCGGCTCCAGCGACCGCGGCTGTCTTTGAGTTCGTGCAATGGTTTGGCGATGTCATCGGCTTTAATGGCTGGTCGTGGGTTTCCGAGGCTGGTGGAACCGCACCGGTATCCGCCGCCGACGACTACATCGTGCGGTCACGACATAGAGGGCGACGCTAATGTCCAGCGAAGCAGATATCGGAAACCTAGCGCTCGGCCGTCTACGGATTGGAAAAACCATTTCTGCACTCGATGACAACACAACTGCGGCGCGTATTCTGAATCAGTTCTATCAGCAGTGCCGTGCCGAAGTGTTGCGCGCGTTTCCGTGGGGCTGCGTGTCGCGTCCTGTTGAGTTGGTGGAAGTCGCGGACCAAACGTATCCGGGTTGGACGTACGTCTATCAGTATCCAGACGACTGCCTGATGGTTCGCTGTGTTGCGGATGAAGGCGGTATGCGGTGGGCGATGCAATCGCTGTGGTCGTGCTGGAACGATCGAACGTCCTGGCCTGCGCTCGCGCGGATGCCGTGGCAAGTCTCACTGAAGGACGACAACGCCAGCAAAGTGCTGTTGAGTGATGTGCCCAGCGCATGGGCATTTATCACCGCGGACCTCGATAACGCCGGCGTGTTTACTTCCGATCTCGTCAGCGTCATCGCGTGGAAACTGGCTGCGGAAGCAGGTGGACCACTGCAAGCCGATAGTGCGGCGATCGATCGGGCTGAGCAGCGCTACGCCTACGCCATGTCTCAGGCATCTGCACAGTCATTCAATGAATCGCGAGACGATGAGAAACCGGACTCGCCGTCGATTAGCTGTAGGCTGTAATGCCGAAGCTTACGCAAGTTGCCTTCACGGCAGGCGAAATCTCGCCAAGCCTGCACGCGCGCGTCGATCTCGCTCGCTTTCTATCGGCACTCAAGACATGCCGTAATTTTTTCGTGCGACCTCAAGGCGGCGTCAGCAATCGTCAGGGAACGCAGTTCGTCTATCAGTTGACCGCCAGCAGTAATGCGAAGCTGATTCCATTCATTCGCGCGCAGGATGACGCCTATATTCTCGTCTTGCAAGACTTGAGCGCGAAAGTGTTTCGAGATGGAGCCTATGTTTCCAGCGCCGTAAGAACCATCACGAACATTGTGTTGATCTCTTTGGCAGGTCCGAACGCGCTGTACGAAGTCACGACCTCTGTTGCCCACGGCTTCATTGTCGGCGGATCCGTTGCCATCGCTGGCGTGAATCCGTCCGATTACGACGGCGATGTTGTCATCACGGCTACTCCGGGTGCGAATACGTTTAGATACATCGGTATTGCTATTGCGGCTCCATATGTTTCTGGTGGCACGGCGACTGGTGCTCTGTCCGTAGTGACGCCTTACGACAGCGATGAACTCGCGGCGATTCGCTACACGCAATCCGCGGACGTCATGACGCTGGTTCATCAAGGCCATTATCCGGCCGAGATTACGCGTACCGATGCCACGTCGTTTAGTTTCGCCACGATCGCCGATATCGATACCGGGCCGTTTGATGACTTGAACACGACAGCTACGACGATGACGGCGAGCGCGGCCACTGGCTCCGGAATCACGCTAACAGCGTCAACGTCTGTCTTCACTGCGAATCATGTCGGCGCGCTCGTCTATTTGCAGATGGAGGACTTGTCGACTATCTTGCCGTGGGAGCCGAGCAAATTGGTTTCTGCTGCCGCAGCGGATCCAGATGGGACCTTGCGAATAAGCAATGGAAAGGTTTATATCGCAGCAGGAAATGCGGCTGCACCTGCCGGTGGCACGTTTACGGGAACTATTGCGCCGAAACATAGCGAAGGTATAGAAGCGGACGGCGACCTTGGCGTACTCAATGGTGTCGCGAATAGCCGTGCCGGTATTTACTGGCAATACCTGCACTCGCTTTACGGCGTGGCAAGAATCACGGCACAAGCTGGAACGACTGCGACAGCAGATGTGCTCTCTTATATTCCCGTCTTATCTCCGCAGACAACTGTCAATTGGGCGTTCGGTGCATGGAGCGAGGCCGAAGGGTATCCGGGCATTGTGACGTACTTCGCCGATCGTCTTGTCTTCGCACGAAGCATTGAAAACCCACAGACGCAGTGGGCATCGAAGACCGGTGACTATCATAACTTCGCCGTCAGTAACCCACAGGTTGACGACGATCCCATCACGCAGACGCTGAACACGCGGCAGACGAATGCGATTGTCGAGATGGTGCCACTTGAGCAATTGGTTTCGCTCACCGCAAATTCAAGCTGGGCGAGCCCTGGCCGCGGAGAGGACTGGAGTCCTCAGACTGTGGGATTCTTTCCGCAGAGCTACTACGGAGCCGCTGACATGCGATCCGTTATCGTTGGCGAAAGCGCAATCTTTACGGAGAAAGGTGCAAGGCAGCTTCGAAAGCTTGAATTCGCTTTCGACCGCGATAAGTTCGGCGGCGACGAACTGACAATTCTTGCTCGTCATTTATTCGAAGACGCTACCATTGTCGATATGGATTACGCCAAGGACCCGCACGGCATTCTTTGGATTGTGCTTTCGGATGGAACGCTTGCCGGACTGACGTACCTACCAGAGCAGGAGGTCGTTGCCTTCCACCGTCACGACACCAGCGGATTCTTTGAGAACGTTTGTGTGATCCCGGAAGACGGCCGCGACGCGGTGTACTTCGTAATTCGCCGTACGATCAATGGGGCAACGGTTCGGTATCTAGAACGACTCGCCAATCGCACGAACGATTCACTCGACGCGATGTTCGTCGATTGTGCGCTGAGCTATGACGGCCGCAACACCACGGCGACGACTATCACGGCGACGGGCGCCAGTTACGATGGCGGCGACACTGTCACACTAAATGCCAGTGCGTCGATCTTCGCCTCCACGGACGTCGGCGACGCCATTCAGTTCGATAGCGTTCACGTGATCATCACGGCGTATACGAGCGCGACCGCGGTCAGTGGTGAACTTCAATCTCCACTCGGTGCAGCGCTACAAGCCGTCGCCACCACAGAGTGGGCATTTGCCCGCGACACCTTCTCTGGGCTTGCTCACGTAGAAGGCGAACTTATTACCGGATTAGCGGACGGAGCTGCGATTGATCCAGACGACACGACCACAGCCGGCATCGTCACCGGCGGTCAGATTGTTCTCGCCTATCCTGCCGCCGTGGTACACATCGGGCTTGCCTATGAGCAGGAGATCGAAACCCTGACACTCAACGTGCCGGGCGGGGCTCAGATTCGCGACAACGCCAAGATCGTGCCGAAGGTCTCCGTCGTCATCGAGGAAACCGCCGGCCTTCAGGTCAGCCGCGATCGCGAGATTTACGAGGAGCTGACGTCTAGATCATTCGAATTCTACACGGAGCCGCAGGAGCTACACACTGGTGTTGTAACCGGATACATTGTCGACACACTCGATAAAGACAGTGGCATTACACTGCGTCAACCGGTGCCGAAGCCCGCCAATATCCTAGCGGTTCTCCCCACTGTAACGGTCGGAAATAACGGGTGACATGATGGATTGGGGAACTATATTCAGCATCGGCAGCAGCCTCCTAAGCGCTGGCTCGAAGCGTGAGCAGGGGAAGGATGCCCAGCGTACTGCGGAGGAAAACTCCGCACTCGCTACCGAACAAGCTAGCGATGCGCTGACGCGTGGCTCCATAGAGGAACAGCGCTACCGTAGACAACTCCGTCAGCTCATCGCCAAGCAACGCAACGCTATCGGCGCCCGTAATGTCGAGGCTAGCGGTTCTGCTTTGCGTTTACTCGAAGACAGCGCGCAGCTCGGCGAGGAAGACGCGCTGACGATTCGTAATGATGCTGCACGGCAAGCGTGGGGATACCGAAACCAGGCCAATGAAGCCGCTAGAATCGGCCGGCAATCACGTTTGAATGCCGATGCAGATGCGACCTCAACGTTGCTCACCGGAGCCGCTCAAGCATACGGCCGCTGGTACGATAGGAATAACTGATGCCGCAAATACCTCAGTTTTCCGGCGGACAGATTTCACCGCAACCGCTTCCCACGGTTCGCAAGGAATACCTGCACGACACGCGAGGCGAAAGCCTGGGCAATGCGCTTGGGAACATCGGCGACATCGCGCACAAGATTCAGATCGAAGAGCGCAACAAAGCCGACCGCGCGGCTTTCATGGAGGCCGACACGCAGACGAGTGCTCTATCGACTCGCTTGCTCACAGACCCACAGAAAGGGGCACGCACGCGTGTCGGCAAAGACGCCATTG